CAACCTCTAGTTTAGGAACGGGTCATGCTTATGTGGCGGCTGTTGCAGAAGCAGACCATGGCGCAGGAGATAACGCTACCGCAATAACATTTGGTACAACGCCTGATAATTCGTCAACAATGGCAGAGCGTATGCGTATCGCCTCTAGCGGATTCCTTCTTTACAACACAACAAGTACAACTGTCGCATCTGCTAGTGGCGCTAATAATGGCGGTATAAATTTTAGAAATGATGCAACTTCTGGCAATGGAGTTATAGATATTGCTAGAACAGGAGATTTCCCTTTAAATTTAAATAGGTTATCAACTACTGGTGGTGTTGTAAATATTAGATATAACGGGACTACAACTGGAAGTATCAGCACAGATGGAACAAATACTACATATGGAACTTCTTCTGACTACCGCCTAAAAGAAAATATTGCGCCTATGACTGGTGCTTTGGCTAAAGTTGCTCAACTTAAACCAGTTACTTATAGATGGAAAAAAGACCTATCAGATGGTGAAGGTTTTATAGCCCATGAATTAGCAGAAGTATGCCCTCATGCAGTTAGCGGAGAAAAAGACGCAACCCGTCAAGAAGAATACGAAGTAACGCCAGCAGTTAAAGATGGACAAGGAAATACAACTCCTGCTGTAATAGGTACACGAACTGTTCCTGCTTATCAAGGCGTTGACACATCATTCCTAGTAGCAACACTAACAGCGGCAATCCAAGAACTAAAAGCAATAAACGACACACAAGCCGAAACAATCAACGCACTAACCGCCAGAGTTGTGGCACTGGAAGGAAAATAATGCCTATTAGTACGATTGGACAAAACGGGTTAAACGCCCCACTAAGCCTGACAACCCCAGCATTAGGTACGCCTTCGTCTTTGGTATTGACTAATGCTACTGGGTTACCGCAAGCTGGTTTAGGTACTAATGTGGTTGGTAATGGCCCATCGTTTAGTGCTTATCAATCTACACAACAATCATCTTTAACTGCCGCTGTTTCAACTTTAATGCAATTTCAAACAGAAGAATGGGATACAGGAGGATGTTTTAATAACACAGGAAGCACAGTTACTCTAAATGGTGTTTCTGCCCCTCAATATTCATTTGCGCCAAATGTGGCTGGCTATTATCAAATAAGCGGTTCTGCCGCAGTAGCATCATCTAATACTTGGATGTTTGTGGCTGTCTACAAAAATGGCTCGTTATATAAAAGGTCTACAAATACAAATCCAGCAAGTATTTCTAGTATCGCTGGTTCGGCATTAGTTTATTTAAACGGCACATCAGATTACGTTCAACTTTATTGCCAACAAGGTGGAAACCAACAATTAGTTAACACAATTGATGTTACATATTTTCAAGCCGCAATGGTAAGGAGCGCATAAATGACACTACCAGAAAAAATCAAAATCCTATATCCAGAATTAACAGAGCGTGATTTAACTACTGTAATCACACTTCAAAACGATTTAGACGGCAAAGGCGATTACATAGCCAAGTGGGAACACCCAACCCTTGCTAGACCTACTGAGGAACAACTCGCATGAGTTACATAGGCAACGCCCCAATCTCAGCCGCCTTCCTGACTGACACGTTCTCAGGGACAGGCTCACAAACAGCGTTCACCATGACGGTGGCTCCTGCCAATACGTCTTCAATTATCGTTGCCGTTACTGGAGTTTTGCAAGACCCGTCAACCTATTCTGTATCAGGCACAACCCTGACTTTCTCTGCCGCTCCACCAAGCGGTACATCAAACATCAGCGTCAGATACCTTGGCATCCCAGCCAGCGGAGTAACGACTACAGCCTACAGAACGGTAACGAACTTCACAGCGACAGCGGCACAGACATCATTCAGTGTGCCTTCATATACCGTTGGCTACATTGATGTGTACAGAAATGGTGTACGCCTTGTATCTACAGACTTCACAGCCACTACAGGAACGACAGTAGTCTTAGCCAACGCCTGCACGGTAGGTGACGCAGTGGTTACAGAGAGCTTCCTTGTCAGTTCGGTGTTGAATGCTATTCCTGCCACTGCGGGTGCGGTATCTAATTCTTATCTGGCGGCTTTGTCTACCATCACGACAAGCACAGGCGGGACGATAACAATTCCAACGCCTACTGGAACAATGATGGTTAGTGGAAATATGCCAGCGTTTAGTGCTTATGCTAATGCTGGTCAAACTGTTTCTGCTGGCACTTTTACAAAAGTAGCAATTAACACAGAATATTTTGATACTGCTAATTGTTTTGATTCAACAACAAACTATCGTTTTACCCCGAATGTAGCTGGATATTATCAAGTTAATGGATCTGTATCATTTGGTACAACTGGTGCAGTAGAACTTATTGCTGCTGTTTATAAAAACGGATCAATATATACAAGAGGCACTAATGTCAACATGACTAGTGCTACTTTTGGTGATTCAGTAATTACATTTAATGAAGTAATGTATTTAAATGGTTCATCTGATTACATTGAGTTATATGGACTAGTTTCAGCAAATCCAAGGACTGGAAATGGATTTAGATATTACGACACTTGGCTTACATCAAGATTTTCTGCCGCAATGGTAAGGGGCGCATAATGACACTTTACGACAAAATTAAAACCCTATATCCAGAACTTACAGAGCGTGATTTCACAACTGTAATAACACTACAAAACGACTCTGACGGCAAAGGTGATTACATAGCCAAGTGGGAACACCCAACATTGGCTAAGCCAACAACAGAGCAGCTTGCTGCAATAACTGAGGAACAAGCATGACCCTAGCAGTAAACATCGCACAGAGCGGCTCAAACAACGCAACCTTCCGCAACCGCATCATAAACGGGGCTATGGTGATAGACCAGAGAAACGCAGGGGCTAGTGTTACTCCCGCAAGTGGTACATACACGCTTGACAGATGGTTAACCTACCAAAGCGTAGCATCAAAATTCAGCGTACAACAAAACGCTGGCGCTGTAACCCCACCAGTAGGTTTTGGAAATTACTTAGGGGCTACTTCTTTATCTTCATATGCTGTTTTGTCTGGTGATTATTATTTAATACAACAAATGATTGAAGGTTTTAATACCGCTGATTTGGCTTTTGGTACTGCAAATGCCAAAACAGTTACTTTAAGTTTTTGGGTTTATTCAAGTCTTACTGGAACATTTGGTGGTGTTTTAAACAATAGTGCTGGAAATAGAAGTTATCCATTTACCTACACAATCTCAACCGCAAATACTTGGGAGCAAAAAACTATTACTGTTGCTGGTGATACATCTGGTACTTGGATTGGCGCAACTAATGGTATTGGACTTATGGTTCGTTTTGGGTTAGGCGTAGGAACTACATATAGTGGCACTGCTGGCGCATGGGCTGGTGCAACTTACTTCTCAGCCACAGGCGCAACAAGCGTAGTCGGAACAAACGGTGCTACTTTCTACATCACAGGTGTGCAACTAGAAGCAGGGACAACAGCATCCCCATTTGAGTATCGTCAGTATGGTACTGAGTTGAACCTTTGCTATCGATATGCGTGGAATTACAGTTCTGCATTAAGTTCAAATGGGGCGTATCTCCGCTATCTAAGCACAAGAAACACTAACACAACTGGTGTGGCAGGAACATTGATATTCCCAGTAGAAATGCGTACCACCCCTACACTTACAACAACTGGAACCGCATCAAATTATGCAGTAAATCATACGGGGGCTAATACTGCCTGTTCAACTGTTCCAGCCATAGGCGGGGATGGTTCCAGCCGATTCCAAGTTAATTTAGAGGTTAATGTGGCAAGTGGCTTGACTTCTGGTCAAGCGTCTCAGTTGATGAGCAACGCTAATCAAACATCGTATCTTTTGTTTTCTGCGGAGTTATAAATGTATAAATTACACATGGACTCAGTTTCAAATCGTGCTTCTTCGGTTTTTAGAACTAATGAAGATGGAACTATTTCAAGCATCCCATTTGACCCAGACAACACAGACTACCAAGCCTACCTTCGCTGGCTTGAGGCTGGCAACGTCCCGACCCCCGCAGAGGAGAACCAATAATGGCTTTAACGCAAGTTGACCAAGGTCTGCTGAGTACTAACGCCCAGTACACAGGGTTTAAGAACCGCATCATCAATGGTGCGATGGTGATTGACCAGCGTAATGCTGGGGCTAGTGTTACTCAAACAACAAGCAACTTGTATGCAGTAGATAGATTCATTATTACTGGTTCAGTGGCATCTAAATTTACCGCACAACAAAATGCTGGTTCTGTAACCCCACCAACAGGATTTACTAACTATCTTGGTATTACATCTTCATCTGCTTATACAGTAGGTGCTGGTGAAAACTTTAATATTCGATACTATAACGAAGGATTTAATACTGCTGATTTAGCATGGGGAACAGCCAATGCACAAACTATCACTTTATCTTTTTGGGTGCGTAGTTCTTTGACTGGTACGTTTGGAGGTTCAATTAATAACTATGCTTTTAATCGTAGTTACCCATATACTTTTACAATTAATAGTGCAAACACTTGGGAACAAAAAACAGTAACTATTGCTGGAGATACAAGTGGTACTTGGTTAACAACCAATAGTGGTTCTCTTTGCATATTTTGGAACTTGGGGTGTGGAGCAACAAATAGTGGAACTGCTGGCTCTTGGTCAAGCAATCTTTATGTATCAGCCACAGGCGCAACAAGCGTAGTCGGAACAAACGGGGCAACCTTCTACATCACAGGCGTACAACTAGAAAAAGGCAGTACCGCAACGAGTTTTGATTACAGACCTTATGGTACTGAGTTGCAGTTATGTCAGAGGTACTATGAAAACAACTACTCAACTGGATATGCGGTAGGTTCAGCCGCAAGTTATCCGTATAACGTAGGACAGTTTGTAAACGGCTATACATCTTCATCTGGACAAAAGTTTCAAACCGCTAATTTATTAGTGCAAAAAAGAACTGCTCAACCGACCAACACATTCTACGATGCGGCTGGCAATTCTGGAAAAATATCGACACTTGATTCTGGCGGAACAGACACAAATAATGTGTCTATCGGAGTGACTTTTATTTCAGATAAATATTTGGCGGCTGGGCCAGCTACTGGAACAATGACTGGCTCTAGATATTTTTGGACTTGTTCTGCGGAGTTATAAATGTATCAATTTCACAAAAATGCTTTTGGTGGTGAGCCTGTAATCGTAATTAGGTTGAGCGATAACGCTTTCATACCTTTGAACGCACCAGACAACACAGACTACCAAGCCTATTTAAAGTGGGTGGCTGAAGGCAACACGCCAGAACCTGCGGATACACCAGCATGACACACCAAGAAGAAACCGTAGGAGCTATTGCTACAAAGGTAGCACCGCCAGTAGGCGTGTCATTGGCGACTGTATATGGCTATCAGGTCAGCGAGCTGGTGCTATGGGCTACGCTTGTCTACACAGTCTTGATGATTGGTTTAAAGCTATACCAAATATACAAAGAGGTGAAAGATTGAACCTACTCTCATCTTCGCTGGATGCAAACTTGCCTATGAGGGAATCAAGACGGCAGTTCAGGCGTATCAGGACCTCAAGAAAACTGGGGGTGAGGTTGCAAATATTGCTGGTGAGGTCGGTGGGTTACTCTCGAAATTCTTTCACGGTCAAGACCAGCTAGAAGAAGACTACAAGAAGAAGACAGAAGAGACAAAGGAGTTAGCGAAGCAAGGCAAGGTTAAGAATGTAACCATGCAAGCGATTGATAACGTGATGCACGTTAGGCAGATCAGGCAATATTACAAAGACTTAGAACACATGGTTAGATATGAGTTGGGTATGCCCGACTTGTGGG